TATCAGTGAAGTCCCCACGTCGCTCCAGAATCCACGCCTTCTCTGTATCATCCTTGAGCTTTGAATGCCAAATGTCGTACTCGGAAATCATACGTTTGCGCGACATACCTGACGCACTAAACCGCTCCAGCGCCCCCGTCTCAATCATCCTATGAACCACTGTGATAGATAGGTTGTCGAGCACATCAATAAGGAAGTCATACCATGGGACCGTGTTGATATCTATATTCTTCTCTGCTAACAACTCCTGAATCTTAGGTAGCGCTGTTAAGCCAACATTTTTAATATCCGATAAGCCAAAATAAATACTTTTTCCATCAGTATGAAAGTTATTTTCTAGCTGGGTTAAGTCTGGTGGAAATAGATTAATATCCATTAACTTCGCGTCATCTGAGAGCTTTTGAATCTTTTCAGTAGCATCTGAACCTGCTTGGGCATAGAGTAAACAAGATGTGTAGAATTGTAGAGGGAAATGGTATTTTGCGTAGGCGCAAACATAACCTAAGATACCATAACCAATTGCGTGAGAATTAGAAGTTACAATCCCACCTTCCACCACAAAATTGTGATTAGGTGCCCCCATAGTTACATCATAGGTCATACACTCGCCATCTTCGACAATAGATTCAATCTCAGTTAAAATTGAAGGATAACCTTTTTCACCACGTTTTACACGACCGGCCGCATACTCCCTTTTCTTATGACAGGACGCACACAGATTAATCAGATTATCAGCGTTACTATTGGAGCGGTCTCCATTAATATGGTGGGTCTCAATACGTTTCTTTCTAGCTCCGCAGTCAAAGCAAATGTCTGGGGTAGATTCTTTGAATTGCCTGAATTTACTAAAAGAGCCGTTTGTGAACCATCTATTATCTTCTCCGAAAACCCCCTTACCACTTGTACCACCAACATTTTTTCTATCATCATTGGTTAAAGAGCTATAGGAATAATTATTATTGCACTGCTCATATTCACCGCATGTATACAGTAAAACATTTTGACACCCTTTAACAATAATATTATCTACGGTCATCTCACCTAAATTTGTGGGAAACTTGTGATTACCCGTAGTTCTAATAATTGACCCATCTTTTAAGGTAATCTTATATACTTTTTTCTTTCCTGCGGGCTGAATATTCTCAATTGTATTAGGGCGGATTCTACCGTCTTCACAAAGAGATAGTCCCTTACCATAATTCCCTTTCAACTTCCACTTTTTATATAGAGAAAGATGACCAGTCTTCTTGGCATAATTAATATCATTTCTAATCATATACATTTCTTCTACTGTATATGGTGCCTGCGAAGAGTGCTTACCACCGTTCGGACGTAACATCTTGGTATCAAAGGAGATGCACTTATTAAATGAGTATCTTTGGCTTTTCTCAATCCAATCGAAAATCTGTGCCGCCACTTCATCACTAACAATCTTCATCCTTTTACACCCCTCGATAAACAGCTTTTTAATTTTAACCATTTCTTCGGGGAGTTTTTTACCGATAGCCTTTCTTAAACCGTCTGCCTCTTGCTCAGTAAACCCGGCGAGGTCACGAGCGATACGCATAGCACTTTCCTGGTAGATAAGGATACCCCAGGTTTTTTCAAGCGCAGGACGAAGCGACTCATGGAAATATGTTATTTCTTCCTCGAAGTTCTTTCTCTTACAATAGTGGTCGGTCATACTAACGCCATGTTCGTCCCGAGCTTGCGAGCACCCCGGACGAATGACCGCTGATAACGCACCAGTTTCATTAATAGAATCAGGCTTTAACTTTCTCGCCCAACTTTGAGCCAACCCCGATTCCAACTGAAAAACCCCAACTGTCTTCCCACGCTTTAATAAATCCCATGTACCCTCGCAGGAGAAGTCAATATCATGGTCGGGATAAAAGGTGTCAGGGTTAAACTTAATAGCCGGAAAATCGGACTTGGAAAAAGGAGGTGGTCCAATTATCTGGAAATTGCAGCCGCATTGGTACCACAGGCGACCATCTTTAATTGCGTAATCCATTAACCTTTTTAAACCTCTCTACTAAAAGCACCCTTAAAGCGTGGCTTGTTTTTCTTCATAACATTTCTTTGAAATTGAATCAACCTACACAAGATGTCGGCAGTTGGTTCAACATCACCCATCGCTCTATGCTCAATACCTTCAGGATACCCAAAGAATTTTTTAATCTCCGAAAGGCTCATTTTTTCAGGCTCAGCTTCATTCTCAAACCAGCCTAGACACATCTTCATCAAGTCAAAGCTATCGCGTGGATGGAACATCTTTGGGTCACCATCTTTATCCAAATATTTATGACGGTGACACAACCTATTTAAGATGATTCGGTCAAAACAATCGCTGTTAAAACCGGCGACTAATGGAGATTTCCATTTACCTCCCTTGGAAAACTCTTTAAAAAATTTAGCGAACAGGTCGAAGAAAACTGATTCATCCAACCCCTTGGCGTCAACCTCTTTGGGGTCGATTTTATTAATCTCTAACGCTTTAGCCTCAACCCGATCCCATCCATAAAATGGTTTAATTAAACATTCAAATGTAGCTCCAGGTACCCTTTTAAGTGTTCGAGGGTCCACCACAACAGCGGCAACCTCAAGAGGGATGGGGTCAAACGCATCTTTCGAGCCGGTTTCAAAATCTAATACGATTATATAATTATCATTAATCATCAAATTCTCCCTTTGTTACAATGATTCTTTTCCCTGCAAGCAACCTACTTACACCGGAAACTCTGGCTAATGATTGCACACCTAGTACGTCAAATTTCGCCCCCCCACCAGCCTCAACGTCTTCCATAGGCACCCCTGTAATTAAGTCACCCGAAGACTTATCCCGAACCATTGGTATACGTTCATCTAAAACGAAGTCTGCGATAATAACACCAGAGGCGTGCTTGCTCATACCACGCTTAGTACCTTCTAAGCGAATTGCCTGGGCAAAATATTTAGCAAGCGGGCCTCTTAGTTTACCTCCATCAATATAGCACCACTCTTTTAATTCCTTTGCATGGTCTTGTAATGCCCACTTAATAATAGAGGGTTCGACCCCTTCATTACGCATTTCCTGAAGTTGGTCCGCAATCGCCGCCTCATCTGGGATGAATTCAGTAATCTTATTCTGTTCTTCTGCCGACGCTGCCCCATGAACACGAAGAACATCTTTTAGAACTGAACGACCCATCATACGTTGGTATGTGCCCATTCGAGCAACTTTATCCCTACCGTATTTATTCTGGATATACTCAATAACTCTACCGGGGTTGGCAAAGTCAGAGTCAATATCTGGAAGAGAAACCCTATCTTTTGTATTACGACCAGCATTGTAAAAACGTGCAAAGCTAAGGTCATAGTATAATGGGTCCATTCCAGTGATACCTAGGAAGTAGTTCGTTAGACAACCCCCACCAGACCCACGACTAGGCCCCACAGGTTCGCCCATTGCCCTGGCTGCATTAACATAATCTTGTACAATGAGGAAGTAATCACAAAGAATATCGGTGGTACTCCAGACTGCTAATTCTTCAGTGATTCTCTCTACATATGCAGATTCAGGAAATTCTTCAGTAGTATGCCCGCGTACCCTAGTCTTAAACCCTTTTCTGCATAACTTACGAAGGTAATCCTCTGAAGACAATCCATCGGGAGAATCAAATCGAGGAACAGATGGGCGCGCAGTAATATCAAAGTCTTCACACATAGAGGCGATTAAAAGGGAATTCTTAATTTGCTCCTCAGTGTGGAGTGCCGCCATTTCCTCTGGTGTGGGAATATGATAGTTGTTTGACCTGAAAAATCCGGCTAATCCCACATCAGAGTCGTCTTTCTCAATCTCGGACATTACATGAGATAGAGTGGTACCAACCAAACTACATAAAAGAATCTGTTGGTCTTGCGCAGACTCTCGGGTAATATAATGAGAATCTGCGGTGGCGACCATTAACACACCCATTTTCCTAGCGATAAACTCTAGTGCGTCAGCGACCACTTTAGCGGCTGGTAGGTTGATTTGGTCGATACGTTGGATTTCAATAAAAAAGTTCTCTTTCCCAAATACCTCTTGATATAATCCAACTAGATCGAAAGCCTTCTTCTTCCAATTGGTATCAAGTAAGGTTTTAGCCTCATCGTATGTTTTAGCATTATACGCTTGGCTAACGTCAAAGAAAAGACAGTTAGCTAGGTCACTTCCCATATGACCTGAAAACGCAATTAGGTTACCCTTAGCGTACTGAGCTATATTTTTTAGACTTGTGCGAGGCTTCTTATAGAAATTGTGCGGTCGGTTCCCCTCAGCGGTTAATTGTAATAAACCCTTCCACCCCTCCTTATTTTTACAGAGTACGACAAGGTGGCTATGTTTACCATTTTCCTTAGTTTGAATAGAGGCATCCTTTGGAGATAGGTAAAGTTCGCATCCAAGAATTTGCTTGAGCGACTTTACCGTATCAATCTTCGCCCCCCACTTATCTTTTTCTTCCTGCGAGCTTGTCTTTTTTAATAATTCACCATACTCTTCAACTACTTGTTTCTTAGCCTTAATAAAAGCAAAGGTATTCCCTAGCGAACCATGGTCAGTAATAGCCGCAGCGGGAATACCAATATCGGTACATCTTTTAATAATCTGTTTTGGTCTAGAAATAGCATCAAGTAGACTAACGTCAGAGTGACAGTGGAGTGATGCCCAACCTGTTAAAGACATTAATGACCCCCTAAAATAATTTCCGAATACATCTCAGCCGACTTCTTAGGGTCGTGATACTTCTGTACAAAATCCCTACCGGCCTTACCAATACCCCATCTCATTAACTGACTATTAACCAACGAGTCCATCATACTACAAAGATCAATCTCACAATCTCCAATAAACTTAAGAACTACATTATCGGGAATCTCTTGGAAAGATCCAACCTGGGACACAATTGTTGGAACACCAGCCGCTAATAAGTCAAAAAGGGCCGCACTAGTTTCTCCATTAGTAGGAGGTTTTCTAAGGATGACGCCAATATCGGCCTCTCTAATTATATCTTCGTATTGCTCTTTTGTCAATCGTCCCGTAAAGACCACCTTTTCAGATATCCCCCACTCATCTACTAATTCTCTAAGGTTTCTATCATTGCCGTCACCCGCGAAAATAAGTCTGGTGTTCGGATTATCCATAATTATAAAGGATTGTAAGCAGAGGAAGTTAAGTTTGGTGTCGCTCAGCCAGCCGGGCACCACAATTTTAATGGGCTGTGGTTGGCAATCTTTAATAGATTGAGAGGTAACCGCCTTGGGAAATGGAACGTGATGGACCTTTTTATGGGTCGCAAATTTTTGCGTGTGCGTGATAACCGCCTTCGACGCATTAATGAGCGGCCCATTTAAATAAAGCCCCCGCCTCATACATTCGCTAACCCGCCCGTCTCGCGCCAAGGAAATTGACTCATCATACTTTTCCCCTGCTAACTCCACCTGTTTTTGGAAGTGCCCCAATACAACCTCGTCATAATTATTATGGAAACCAGCCAGACCAAAGTCATGGAGCGTTACAACGCCGGAATATCTCATGATGTATGGATACATATATCTATGGTATTCTGAGTTACCCATTTGATAGAGAATGTGGTCGTGCTTTTTGGGGTTGAAAGAAGAATGGGGTAAAATTTTCCAGGGGAGGTTTTCTGGCATATAGTTACCATCTATGTAGATAGTAATATCAAAAGTTTCGCTCAAATAGGGAAGTAGGTTAACTATATAGTCGCTGATACCCGATAAGGTGGGTGGCACTGGTGAAAATACAGCCAACCTGGGCTTGGTGATTACTTTGATAAACTTATCGATTACACTTTTCCAAGAAAATTCCTTACTCCGCTCTAAACACTGCCGCTTAATAAAATCATTTAAATCTTTATCAGTAGAAAGAATATACATAATATTACATAGGGCTTCTATGTTATTAGGGTCGGTCAAAACCCCTACACTATGGACCAATTCAACTTGAGAACTATTATTACCGGCGACTACAGATGTACCACAGGACATAGCTTCTAGGATAGGGAGTCCGAACCCCTCGTACTGAGATGGTAGAATCATAGAGATAGATTGGGAGTACAACCTTCTTACCATGGTGTCGGACATATATTTATAGAAAAGGAAATTGTTTTCGACCCCTAAAGACTGAGCGAGATTTTTCATTTTATTGATATGTTCTTTGTCGGCCCCATAACAAAAAACTAAATTAAGATTATCTCTGTTTGGCAATAAGGAAAAGGCTTTTAATACCTCAGCGCCCCCCTTTCTTATATCGCCCCCACCTATATGTAAAAAGTAAGGCTTATCTACTTCAACTGGTGGTAAGTAGGCAGGAGAAAATATAGGGTCGGTAGCCGCCCCAATCACACTTACACTTTCCCTGCTTACGGCTGGCATTTCTCGGAGAATATCATTGCGGGCCGATTCAGATAGGGTAAATAAGTGGTCATAGTCACAGATGGCGTTTAAGTATTTATAGTAGAGGTCGCGAAACCAGGGGTCTTCTAGATATCTCTCCTTAAATAATAGAGGGATTAAATCGTAGACCACAGCGTAAATCCTGGGGATTCCTACGGTCTTCCGCACATAGGATTCGTGGGGAGATAGTAGTAATAGGGCATCCAACTTGTCTGGATTACCATGGACAGAGTTTTCTAGACCAGTCTGATGCGATGGACCACCGGGCCACACGTTAATCCACTGGACATTTTTAGTGGGGACCATCTTTATTGGCAGTCCATCATAAATATATAAGATGTATTCGTTCTCAGTATGTGTGAGCAAGGTATCAAGGAAGTTTTTTGAGAACCTCCCGATACCACGATTACGAGAATCAGATTGAAGGGCAAGGCAGTCGATACCTATTCGCATTTGAACCCTAGTTTCGTAAACAGTTTAGTTAAATAAATAGTTGTCATTTTATCAGTCTCTTCATTAGCGTTGCCAGCCACGTTTAGAACTTTAATGTCATGCTTTTCTAGCCAGACGATACATTTACTTAGCCTATGCTTGTCAGATTTAGGCGAAGATAAATAAACATCAAAGTAGGGTTTGTGGGCTGCATCTATTTCTTTTTTAGTACGGCGCTCACCTGCGGTATTGAAATCAAAAGCAAATCTAATTGTTCCATCGCTATTCTTAACGTTTAGCTTAGTACGCGGTGGATAGCTTGGACTGGAGTGTTCTTCCATTCCGTATAACTCTTTAAATTCAGGTTTGGGACCATCCAACGTAAGAAAGTTTTTAGGCATGGTGCCGCCAGTGGGGATACCAAAGGCTTTCGCCGTTCGTACCCCCGCCTCGTCAGCACCGATTTGACCACCCGAGATTACTTTTTCAATCATTTAAGTTATCAAATAACCCCCAGGATTACCTTCCTATTATCAAGAATAGCTAACCCTTCATCGCCATTAGATTTACGGATTGTATGAATAAAACAATCGCTTTGCTCAGTATCTACACCAATAACAATCTCTGTCCTATTTTCAAGAAAAGTCCCTTCGATATCCGCGTAGAACTTTATAATATTCTCCCAAACTTCCGTTTTAACAGGATGTACCTTAACACCATATATAGTGGTATTTTTATCAGAGTGAACTTTCTCGTGGATAAACAAGTCTGTTAACTTAATACAGTTTAAACTAACGGTACACCCCCCACCATTTCTTCTCATTACCTGCTTCATCAATGCCACTAGTCTTAAGGTGAGTTCGCCGGGTAAGCTATATTCATCGTGTACAATTACATTTCTATCAACAGCAGCGCAGACAACTGTACGCATAGCATCGTCTTCGGTAACAACCCCGTCTAGGAGGGGTACTGCTAAAATATCTCCATCGGGATTATTCATCAATAAATCTAATGGGAACTTTGCATATTTTTTGCCATGTTCACCCGTAGTAAGATAGGTGTCATCAAATTCAATTTTTGTAAATAAGTCTAGGAAGTTCATACTTTAACCCCTTGTTTGCGCATTCTTTTCATTTTACTTTCGCACGCAGTTATAGTTCTATCTAAAACCTTAGCGACCTGTTTTAGAGGAGTGCCCTTTTTCGTATGATGGAGCAAATAATTAGTTTCGTAAGCATCCCATGGAGTCATATCCCTATTAGTTTTGACAGGCTCATTATCATATATCTTAATGGCGTTACGAATCAATTCAGTAATGGTTACCCTCGACTTATTCTCAATTGTTTTCTGCTTAGCGAGGTTAACCAACTTATCCCTAACTTCGATATCTAAGTACATATGATAGAGAACTTTACCTTTTGATTTCTCACTCATCCTTTAATATCTCCTCTCTCATAGAAAAATTCCATCTCCGGTCTATTAACGAATCTAGCTCTAATACCACCTAAGCACTTTCCGCAGTGGCAACCTGAACCAAGATTATCTGCTAAGCGACCATCATCAGTAATGACAGTATTAGCACGCACTACACCAAATACTCTTCTGTTTTTAGATATTCTTCTAAATAATAGTTGCGAATTCTTAATAGGCGACCCCACAACATTTCTCCTCATTGGGTTTGGATATTCACCAGTCGCCCAACTATCAGACCATTTAGATGTAGCGAAATCCTCACACTCTTCTTCTGCTAACTTCCTCTCTTCTGGCGTTAGCCCTTTTTGGATTTCTAGGCGAAAACCTTTTTTACTCAACGGTCACCCCCAGACCCCGTTAAGACTCCTCTAGCCTTCCTACTAGCCAACTTATCTAGATTAGCTTGTGCTACCTGCTCCATTGTAACCCCTAATTCGGTGCAAGTCTGTGCTAGGAACCACATTACGTCGCCTACTTCACTAACTAGTTTGTTGGCTCGCTCCAGGGTTAATTGCCCCTTATCATCCCTAATCAACTTACTTACTTCTCCTGCAAACTCTCCGGCTTCCCCAGCCAACCCCAACGCTACATAGAACAATTCCCGTCCCTCATTACCATCTTTGTAGATGGCGGTACTTGCGGCTTTCTTTTGATACTCATTAAAACTTAAGTGAACATCTTGATTACAATCGTAATTTGACATTTTCAATCTCCTTTTTTCTTTTATTCCTCTTTAGTAATTACTTTCCCACCACCACTATACTGCCCAAGCTTCTCCTTATTGGCGAAGCCCTCGATAGTCTTATCCATCCCAATCTGATAAATCTTATCCTTAAAGAACTCGCAAATAGTTTGATCGGTTCCAGGTTGAAGATTTTTTCCGAAATAACAGAAACTCTTACATTTCCACGACTTGCTGAGCTTCGGCCGCTCAACTGCAATCATCCTCTTATAATACTTTTTAATAATTTGCTCTGTCTGTGGAAGTTCGTCTCTCTCGAATGCAAAAGTAAACGGTTTATCATAGTTAATAAAGTAGATGGTTACCAGGATGCTTTCAATTTCTGGGTAAAGAATACAGGCGGCGTAATGATAAAGTCTCAACTGAGTGTCATTCATTAGACTGTCATATGTTTTCTCTTTATCTTTTCCCCAATCCCAAACACGCCCGGTCTTATAATCCTTTAGATGATAGATGAGGGGGTCTTCGCTTTCCCTGGTTAAAAGGTCCATCGTCCCCTTAACCCGAAGCTGGACCACATTACCGCTCTCGTCTCTGTAGGATGCCCACTTTTTCATTACTGGAAAATCAAAGTGCTGCTCTGGCGAAACAATATAAGAATTTGCTGGGTCGAAAGCACCATTCTCAAACGCAAGCGCTTTGTTAATAGACTTAAGACAATCCTCTTTATGAGTAATACTTGCTACTTCGTAATACTTCTTCTTATCAGTTTCGCCCATTAACTCTTTATTTAGGGCTGGTTGATTAAGACGAGGGTCATCTTTGGCGAAATCATTAAACACCGGATCAAATAAAGAGTTGCCATTACACAAGTCAATATCAAAGTGGGTATTTAAATCTTTATCAAAAAATGTCTTATTACCCTGCTGTTTATTAAGTTGTGCTACCGCCAAAAGCTCTAAAACCTTATGAACTACTGATCCTTTAACAGTCTTGATATGAGGAGTATCCTCAATACCAAGACCATAATTTAAAAACCAACTTTGTTCACAAAAGTCAATCGATGACATAGCAGACGACCGTAGGTAAGGAATAATCATTCAACCCATCCAAATTCAACGAGTGCCTTATAGACTTCATCAGTCAATTGTTCAATTGTCATATTTTGATTGTCGATAACCTTATCAAACTTGCTCCAGTCGAAGTTTTCGGGGTCTAAAGCGGTTTCGCTATCATGGGTATCTTCGGGATGTGCTTTTCGGGCGAGCCACAAAACCTTACCACCCTTCGCGTGAACTGCATCAACCTCATGAGGAAAACGAAGGTCATCAATAAGAGAAATACCAGATTGACTCTTTTCAATATCATTAAGAGTTTTATCTGACCAGACCTCGTTATAAATTTCGCGCCCAATCTGACTGCCGAAATACTGCATGAATTCACGAGCCGTCATATAACCAGTACGAGGGATATTAGGAACCTTTAGCGTATCACTCCCGATTCTATTTCCGGTCTTTTCGTTACGCGGGTGCGGCAACGGCATATCTTCCCATTTGAACTTAGTGAGAGAGTTTTTCTGCTCATTGGTTCCATAGATATGTTCAGTCGGAATCCCGAAAACGTTCACACACACCTCTTTGAACGGGGCAGCAAAGCTAAACTTGCGTATAAACGGCCACACATGATTAGCCATGTAATCGACAAACTCAGGGTCTCTATTATTAAGGTCGAAAACCCCCTCTTCACCCTCTTCAGTCACAACAATCAACTCACCAGTTTCCGGGTCAATTCGCGCCGAAGGTGTACACTTGAAAAATACAAGAGCGAGACTGTGGATAAAATTACAGACCGTGTTTTTGCCTGATTCGCGCCGCCCGCCTACTGCAAGGATCTTTTGGTTTTCTAGCATTAATTAAGCCCTTTCAAATTTTCAAATTTTTAATATCATTAACAGACATTTCGCCCACATCATTGACTCCACCAGGCAAATCAATGAACCGCAGGTTATAATACATTGAACATTCCTTCTCAATCATCTCTCGACCAAGTTGCCCCGCAGGGTCATTATCCAATAAAACCGTCAGGTCCATCACCCCCGCCTTCTCTAAAAGAAATTTCTGTTCGGTCTTCAAAGCATTTCCAAACATAGCTAAACTATTATGAATCCCAGCCATCTCCAACTTAAGGACGTTACCGGGCGACTCGACTAGCAAGGCCGACGATGTTTGCTTAATTGTAGGATAAGCAAACCAGTAATTATAAAGATGATGGCGAGATTCAAAGTTATGTCTCCATTTACTATACAAGTTTAAATTAGTGGGACAAGCGCCCTCGGGATGATGACATTTACATTTTTCACATTTTTCATAGATACTCCTACCTGTACATCCAACCATAAATTGGCCCGTCTCATCATATATAGGGATGACGATTCGTCCACACATATCACTACGCGGCGAATCGCACAGCCCAATATCATACTTATCAATGATTTCCGGCGAATACCCCTTCTTCAAGTAATATTCGGCCGGAATCTTTAAAAACCCCCTTACCTTCTCTCTGCTAACCTTCGGCTTCGCTTTCGTTTTATTAGGTTCATCCCTTAGTTTTGACCTATTAGCCATGTAAACAAACTTATTTTTTTCAACTTCTTCTGCATTTTCTTTTATATGTGATATATCTACTTTGTAAAGTTCACATAAGAATTTTATTGTCTGTCCAAATGAAACCTCTAGTTTTTTATCATCTGGACAAGTCCATCCGTTGGCAGAAGAGAGTAGGGCGCGAGTAAAACCTATAACGGTCTTCTTAAAGGTGTTCTCGCAATGGTGGGTGCGACACTTCCAAATAAACGGGACTTGATAACCACCGATGTAGATACTTAGAGAGTTAAATTTGTCGCTATCGTGAATCATACATGCGGTGTAAACCTTATTTTGTCCGCTATAGTAGGGTATTTTAAAATATCTAAAAAGTCTTTCTATGTCGTTGACCACAATATCAGATAATTTAGAAATCTGGGCATTCGTCAGCATTTTCCATCTCTATACCCTTCTTTGGCTTGCATGTACCTCTATGGATTTCATTACGTGTATTTAACTCTTCGATTTTAGCGATATCTTTGGTGTGGCGCAGGTTAATGTAATCATCAGGGTCTAATCCACCACCATACCGGGTTTTAATATGGACCATTTTCCGGTTACCGTTTTCGTTGCCGTCCTCAGCGATTTCTTCGGGGTCTTTAACTTTATAGAGGAATACACTAGAGGCTAGTCGAAGAATTCTATCGGAATCAGCAATAATATCGGAGGTTTCTTTTGAGATGCCGTCGCGATTAACCTGGACGAATGAAATACAGGGTAAATCATATTTAACGGTAAAATCATGAAGGGTGGTAATTTGAAATCCTAACACCTGATGCTCTTTAACGTGACCACTCTTTAGTTCGTCACCATTCATCATTTTGAGGTAATCATACACTAATAGACAATCTTTGGTAACTCCGTGGGCGTCGAAACCAACCTTTTGCATGACCCATCTGCGAGCTATAGATAGGATTTCTTCAAATTCCATGCCAGATACGTTTTGATAATGAAGCGGCATTTTCTTAAGTATGCTGGTCGCCTTATCTATTTTCTTGGCATCGGAAACATTCCTGTAACATCGTCCAGTTTCGATATCTTCAATTTTCACATGAGTCATCGAGGCAATCATTCGAGGCCAGTGACCACCTAAATCCATCTCGGTATCTAGTTCTAGAACTGGAATATGCAGTTTACCAGCGCCATGCAAAGACATAGCGTCGGCCAATAAAGTTTTACCGATACCAGGACGAGCGGCAAAAATGTTCACTGACTTTCGACGTGCGCCACCACCCATTGCCTTATCGAGTCGTCCATAACCAGTTGAAATACCTACAATCTCTCTGGGGTGATTCTTAAGATTTTCTAGGAATTCATCCAACCCTTCGCTTACCTGGACCATCCCCTCTTTATTGTTTGATAGACTATTAGTATATTCTAAGATTTTATTTTCGGAGATGGCGATGATTTGGGACATGGTTTCGTCACCAGTCACCCCGCACAAATCATTCTCGGTTTCTCTGTGTTTTCCGTGTAAAGCCTTTGCTTCCGAAAGCCTTCTAATCTTTTTAGCAAACCCTCTGAGGTTACTTAGCTCTACGTTAAAATTTAAAATCGCATCAATATAAGAATGGTCATTAGCGAATAGGTTGGTTAACCCTAAGTCTTTAATGGCGGATAGGATAAGATGCGTATCTACCTTTGTGTTGATTTCCTTTTCAAAAATATGAGAAAGACAAGTGTACATACCACTATTTAGATCGATTGTGAATCTCTGGGAGTCGAGAAGGTCGGATACTTCTAGATAGCCCTCTCGACCAAATCTGCAAATACCAGCCAAAACCCCGCGCTCAACCGCAGGGTTAGAAAATGCAGCCATAAACACTCCTTATCGTGGTTTATTTCTTTTCATACAAACGGTACAGGTATACAACATTGTATCATCTGGACCCTGACCCGGATAAAGATATTCTTTCCTACTGCATAGGTGGCAAATATATTCAATCTGCTCTGCTGGCTCTCTAGCCGCTGCTCTTTCGGGATAACGCAATGGGATTCCATCTTTGTTTACATCAGGAGGAACTTTTTTATCTTCTTTGAAAGCAATTTTCTTTGGTGCTGTCCAAGGAACCTTAATAGAAACTTTATATACTTTACCATCCTTCTCTATTGTACGGGGAACTGGTGTAGCGTCAACCCTTCGGGATGGGGCGATACAATTACTAAACCTGTTGGATGGGTTAGCAGAGGAAACAGGGGTGGAGTCGGGTTTTTCAAATGGGGAAACCTCATCGGGTTCGATTTCAGCGACCTTTTTAGGGGGGCGACCTCGTCTCTTATTGGTGGGGGCGACATCTTTAACCTGTCCGTTAATCAACTGTTGGGCGCCAGCATAATCACCAGCATCAATAAGTGCCTTAATCTGTTCCGCTACTATGTTCTTACTATTTTTAACCGATTTCTTCTTAGCCATATTTGTTTCTCCTCTGCTTACTTTCTTGGAGTTTTGAAAATCTCTCTGCTAATACATCTATTCTTCTGTTCATGAAGTTCATTCTATCTAGACATGCCTGTTCTCTTATGCGTATCTCCTCTAGTTTAAGGGCGTGTTCGTTATTATGTATGATAGACAATTTTCTCTCCTCGAAAGAATATCCTTTTACATTATTGCACTCTCTAGCGATGATAGCATTGATATTAGAGTTAGCCCAACTTACTCGACTTACATGTTTATTCATTTCCTTCTGCAAATAGATTCCGTAGTTAGCTAGATCAAAGGCAGCTTCCTCTAGTTCTTCTACGGACATTTTTTTCATCTGCTCTTGGTCTATATTCAGGTATTGGGAAATCCTAGGTTGGATAGTAAGACCAATTTTTTCATCGTACTCATCGAGTTTACTTTCCAACTCGGCTAATTTAGCTGTTGCAGATTTTGCTTCGCCAGACACTTTCATCCTCCTTATACGACAATTCTAGGAATGTAATATTGTTTATGGCGCACCACTCCTTTTTATTTCTATCTCTCTGCTGACCTTTGTAAAAGTTAATCTTTCCTGATACATCCGTCCCATGAAAAAGACCGACGTGTTCATAATGTTGTCGGCCATGGATTTCAATTAGTAATCTGCGGTGTGGAAGGAAGAAGTCGGCGAACAACATATCTTTATTAGAAGTACCAGAGCCGGGTAGGGTAACTTCTTCGAGAACAATCTGTGTTGGAAAAATTTCTTTTAAAAGACCTCTTACCTTTTCGTGATATGAGGATGCGTTTGTGCTTTCCCTCATATACTGAGATAGTTGCCATTTGTAAGATTTTCCGTCTAGTCCAACAATATTCATGATAACATCTCATTAATCTTATCCTGAATGTATTGTTGACGGGAAGGGTCTTCGTTGAAGAATTGATAAACTCCATCTAGTCCACTAATCTTCTTTTCCTCTCCATTATACTCAAATGTATACCACTGTTGTTTTTCTGGTTTACTAAGAATTCCTAATTGAGTCGCCATAACGATTAATTCCGTCATCTTATCAATACCATGTCCATATCTAAGATAGCTTTGCACTTCTCCACCAGGCGGGCCAAGCGCGGAAACCATAACGTTCCAGGTAACAATTTGACCAACCTGCTTGTTACCAACTTTCCAGGCATCAATTTTCTTAGCTTTAATTTTTACATCAGCTTGATAAGCGAGTGCATTACTGGTTTTTTCTCTTACCGGACTCCCAAACATGGCTAGACTGGCATTTTGGTGGGTAATACCTATAATGATATTTTTATTAATAGGCATAATATTGGCCGCTTTACGAACAAACCTACCTTGAGCAATAGAGGTACCGCCCATTGTGGCTTCGCTCATATCTTTTGACATTTCATTAGCACCACACAATGCACTGACCGAATCTATAACCAAAATAGAACCAGGATGGTTCTCTAGAACCTGTAAACCAATATCTAGGAAAGCTTCTCCAGAAAGAATACAACCCTTTTTTGAACGGATAATTTTCAACTTATCTAGACGAAGCCCTTTAACTCCAGTGAGGTTCATTTTCTTTAACCGTCCCTCGACATCAAGATAATAAACATCTCGCTCACCATACTGTTCAGTTTGACAGGTGGCGCAGAAATCTAAGAGCGTGGTTGTTTTTCCAAATTTAGGAGGTCCAGTTAAAATAAACCATGATCCCTCTGGGATACCTCCACCAAGAGCAGGGTCTAACGCTGGTGAAAGAGGGATTGTCATAATTGGTTCGTCTAATACCGTTTGGGCGTCAATTAAAAGCCCGGCCCCATAAGCCTTCGTAATACTTTTTTCAACCTGTGCCATCTCATTTAAGACCGCCTCATCGCTAGATTCAGCTTTTTTCTTTGCCATTAATTTAAATCCCTTAAAGTGTTTCTTTTGGAGATAGTGGGGCGTGGTGTTTCCATAATATTAGACTCCTCAATAATAGTAACCTGTTCGGGCACCTTGTTATTTTCGATTTTCTTCTGACGCTCAAAGATAGGTTTAAGACCGCTCTTGAAACCAAGAGAATAAATCTTAGCCGCCGCAGGACTACGTAACCCTTTTAATATAAGAGAGATATCATATTCTTTCAACCACTCATTAGCTTTTAAGACCTGTAGTTGAAAAACCTTCTTCCAGTGAGGCAATTGCCAAAAACGAACGGGTAGCTGGACCCCCTCTTTTTTAGCAATTCTCGCACACATAAACTCAGCTAAATATTGAGCGCCAGTCACATAAGTATCAACGGCGTACTTTGATTGAAATCTTTGTTTCTCGGTGAATTCTTTGGCCATTAGCTAGTTGGAACCCCTGTAATTAGAGAGTCTGTGACATGTGGATCAGAGATAATTTTAGTAGATGTTTCCAACACCATTAATTCAGGAATAATCCACTGATTAACTTTGATAGTATCTCCTACCAAAACCCCTGTATTATAAAACAGTTGATTATAACCAATAAAGTTACCCAGGATCATATGGACAAAATAATATGCTTTCGCCCCACTCCCCACAACCTCAACATGGTCACGGAACCTCAAAACCATATCTTTAATATACAACCCATTCTCTTCTGCGTACTTTTTTAGACACAGCCAAGAATTATGGTTCTCCATCTGAGGATCGTCATCTGATTGGTAGGCTACCTCACCATTACTAAGATTGACAATCCACATTGGCTTTCCACGCACGTCTTCACCGCTAACTGAAGTACAAATTAACTTTTTCTGACTCACTCGTCCGGCCTCATTTTAAAGATAGCTGATGCCAGTCTTGGTGAAACATAATTACCTTTACTCTTTTTTAATGCTTCGTCACCCACCATAGATGCCGACTCTGTCATTACAATCGGACCATCCTTTTGGAAAGATCCGTCTGGATTTCTACGTCGCCCTAACGTTGCATTAAATTGTGTATTAGGCATACGTGACTGTGGAGGGGGAGTGGGCGCAGATTCTTGTTGGGGGGGTGGGTTCGGTGGCGATAACTCTTCCCTAGGCTCCATCCTTTTCTTATTAACCAACTTCTGTACAAATT